TTTTTTCGTTCGTCTCCTCGGTGTAGGTGTCCTGCGTGCCGTTCCTGGAGACATGGAACCCGATGTTCTGGCGCTCGACCCCATCCCACACGTCGGTCAACGCCTGGAACGGAGCGTCCACCTCCACATGCGCGATCTCCGCTGAACCGCTCGAAATGGTGAAGCGGTAGGCGTAGAGATACCGCCCCTGAAAGTGCATGGGCTTGGCCGTGGTGGCGGTGGACGTGAAGCGCATCCACCCGTCCTGGGCCAGGGACACGCCCCCGGAACTGGTCCCGTCCGACCACCCGGTCACGGCGGCAAACGCCGTGCCGTTCCAATAGGCCGCGGCCGTGGTCGCGGCGGCGGCGTTCGCGGTCTTCAACTCGTAGCGCACCCCGGCCAACGCGCGCGAGGACAGGGCAACCCACACCCTCTGCGTGGCGGTGACAGATGCATAGTTGCCGTCCGTCTCCAGTGTGTTTCTGACCGCCTCGGTGTGGTCCTTGGGATTAGCCAGGGAGGCGTTGTCCACGGTGAAAAACCCCGACAGCGCGGTTTCGTTCCCACCCCAGATGCGGTTTTCCGCGCCGTTGCAGTAGATGACCGACCCCTGCGGCCCGGCTGCGAATCTCCCAAGCCCTGCCCCTGTCGCGTCGTCGTGAATCGCCGTGGCCGTGAAGTTGCCCGCGTCCGGGGCCTGGGCAGAGTTGATGTACACGGACGAACTGCCCGTGGAGTTGGCAGCCTGGACAAAGACGTGCGAGAAGGTGTCGGTCCCGTTGGTGAAAAGCTGGTGCCCGTTCCTGATGAGCGGCTTGGCAAGGGCCGTGGTGTTGATCTTCGAGTACCCGAGCACCCCGGAAATCGAGGCGTCGGTGTAACGAAGATTGGTCAGCGTGCGGAAGTTCTCCGGCCCAATCAGCGTCGAGTCCACGTCCGGCATCCACTTGCCGGAGAAGGCGTAGCCCTTGCTGATGATCGGCTGGTCGGCCACGTCCTGGGCCTGGGCCTGAACGGCTCCCATGGCCACCACGATGGCCGCCGCCAGGGCCAGGAGCAGGCGGCGCGTCACTGCGCGTCCTCCTTGGGCTCCACAAGGTTCTGGCGCACCTCGCCGCGGTAGAAGGCCATGCGCTGCTCAAACAGGCTGCGGTAGTAGTTGGCCGTGGCCGGGCGCTCGCCCTTCTCGTAGTAGCGGGCCTTCATGTAGAGCAGAATCAGGTGGTCCATGTAGTAGGGCGTCGGGATCGTGTCCGAAGTCGAGGTGATTGCCGTCGGCTTCTCGATCATGAACGCCTGCACCGTGGTTGCGTTCTGACCGGACCCGGGCACGGGCCAGACGTGCAGATTGTCGTTCCACTCCCACCAGTAGGTAGGGCGCCCCTTTTCCTTGGACAGAAGATGCAGGTCCCGGATGTCCACCTTGTTCAGAAACGAGTACCGCTGCGGGTCGGTGCTCAGCCCGGAGTCGTAGAGCACTGACTCGATGTCATAGTGGCTCGTGGAAATTGTGTAGGCCATTTGCCCATTGAGTAGCGTAGCGTTCTCGGACGTTTCCAGACACCGCGACTGCGAGGCGATGATTTCCACGGCCTCATTGATCCAGCGGATCGACTCTGCGCTAGTGAAGAAGTTGCCCGAGGCGTCGTTGATGTCCTGCTGTGCCCGAGTGATGATCGTGGCTACCGTGGTGCTGGACGTGGCCTGAGTGCCGCCCCAGGCCAGAGACGCCGCGAGAGCGTAGGCGACAAGAGCCGCCGCGAGAACCTCCCAAATCCGCTTCGTGCTCATGCGCTGACCCCCTTGGCCCAGGAATGCCGGTGCGCGAGCATCCTCCTGGACATCTCGCGGACCTTGATCTTGTCCGCCTCCCATTGCGCCAGCCACCGCTGGGCGAACATGATCTCCACGTTGCCAAACTCGCGGTCATAGGCGGACATGCGCTTGGCCTTCTCGTGGGCGCCCACGAGCTGCGCCAGGCCCCCGTGCCAGAGGTATTCGTGAATCTCGGCCGGATAATGCGGGTAGGTGTCATCGTCCCAGGTCGAGATGTCCGGGACTTCCTTCACGTAGTTGAAGGCGACGTTGTACTGGTCGCCGGGGTAGCCGTACCAAAGCAGGTTGTGCGTGGTGGCCGTGTTGCCGAGGTACTGCCAGTAGCGGACGCGCTCCGGCCTGCCCCCGGCGGTGATCCACTCGCGCTCGTCCTTGATCTCCCGCTCGGTGATGGCCTGCGAGCCGTAGCCGTCGAAGGTCACGGAATCGAGGAGCAGATCCTTGAAGCCCCAGGCGGTCACGGAGCCGAGGATCGTGGTCGTGTTCAGCACCGCGCCCATGTGGTAGACGGTGCCCCCGCCCACGTAGGCGGACAGGGCCGAGGTATCCACGTCGTCCAGCCCATCCAAGGTCTTCAGGCTGAACGTGGTCGCGTCGATGTAGGTCAGGAGGAAGAAGCGGTTGTTCAGCTCCTCCATGCCGTCCAGGTTGTCGATGTAGACGATGCTGCCGACGGTGGCGTGGTTGGGGAACCCGTGCCCGGTCACTTCCTGGTCGCTCGACTCGGCGGTGACGATGCCCGGGTCGGCCTGGGTGATGGCCGAAATGTCGGCCTCGCACACCGTCCGCAGCCCGTCCCAGGGCACGATGTCCCAGGCCAAGGGCGACAGGGAGTCGCACACGCGAAGCTCCCTGTCGGCCATGACGATGGCGTTCTGAATCAGGGCGTCCAAGCCTTCCTGGGTCGGCTCGTTCAGCGCGAATTGCCGAACGCGCTTGACCAGATCGAGCGTGGAAATGCGGCTGGCCATCGGTCGCTAGCTCCCGGTTTCCCCGTCGTTGCCGAACTTCTCGACCATCTCCCGCGTGGCCTTGGTCCCGGCCGCGCGCTGGGAGATGAACTCTTCCATCGTGGCCTCGCCGTGGACCATGAACGGGTAGCAGCGCACCCGGCCGGTAAACTTGCGGGCCTTGCCGGGCTGCTGGGTGAAGATGGGGTAGGTGGAGTTTTCGGCTGCTTCCAGGAACTTGTAGGGCACGCACACCGACTGCTCGCGCTGGACAACCAGGCGCTCCCCGACCACACACAGCACCACCTCGTCCGGGTCGTTCGGGCTGGACTTGGCGGCGAAGGCAACGCGGAAGACCTTCATCGCCTTGGCGTTGACGGTGATGATGTGCTCCAGGGTCGGCCACAGGGCCGCGGCCTGGTCCTCGTTCGGGGTGAACGCCTCGGCCTTCCGCATGGCGGCGTTGGCGTCCCTGCTCAGGCCCGGGGGGATGAAGCAGAGCGCGCGGCAGGCTTCGGCGAAATACCCGGGGTACTCCTCTTTGGCCGCGAGCACCTTCCGCAGGGTCGCGCTCTGCTTGCCCGGCGCTTCCTTCTTCACGGTGGGCTCTCCGCTGTCGTCCACCTTCTGGATGCCCCACCCTCCCTCGACCTGGACCACCTCATGGGAGTCCTGGTCCAGGCCGAGGCGGGTGATGGCTGACTTGGCCGCCTGATCGTTGGCGAACGGGTGGCCGTCCTTGGACAGAATCATGTCCGGATGCTCGGGGCTCATGGCGTTGACCTCTGGCATTTGCTTGTGGTTGTCGTTCACGTCGGCTCGGGGCCTAGATGAAGGTCCCGGCCTCGAAGGCGCACATCTCACCGGACACGTTGATGACCGTGGTAGCGTCGAGCAGGAAGCCCGCGGGCATGGTCGTATTGGCCGCGCAGCCCACGAAGTCGTACATGCGGCTGATGAACAGGATGTCCCCGGTCTTCACGGCCTCGGACAGGGTGACCTCGTTGGCCAACTCGCCGTTGGAGCCGAGCGCCTGGATCGCGGCGGTGATGATCTTGCCGTCGAAGTCCTGGCGGATGGTGATCTCGGAGCCCTCTCCGATGTAGGTCGTGTCGGCTTCGAGGTTGAAGTTGCCGGTGCGGTTGGCCGCGCTGCCCAGGGTCCACTTGTTGACGGTCCCGTAGGTGGCCGAGGTCTTGTAGTCGGCATCGTCCAGCACGAGGTACGCGGTGGAGGCGGAGGTGATCAGGTCCCCGCCGCGGTAGGGGTGAATGCCGCCGTCGGTCACGGTGCGCGGGTCGCCGAGCATCCCGGCCGCGGTGTACATGAGCATGCCGCGGGGCATCTCGGCCGCGCGGAGCAGGTGCTTGTTCCACTGGAGGAACGCGCAGTCGGCATCCTCCAGGTTGAACACCTTGACCCAATCCGGGACGAAGCCGCAGCCGATGTACAGCGCGGCGCCCGTGCCGTTGAAGGTTCCTGCGATGTGGTTCATCTATCTCTCCTTGCTTCTTTCAGGGGGGTTGCTTCAGGCGCCGACTAGGACGGGTTGGCCGTGGCGGCGCACTCCAGGCGCGCGATCCAGGACTCGTTCAGCCGCGCGCACGCCTGCCAGGAGCACCAGGACACGAAGCCGCGCAGGCCGTGCTGGTCGTCCTTGGTCGGCGTGCCGGGGTTGATCATGCCCATCTCGATGGAGTTCTTGCCCTGGAGAGGCACGATGCCGTAGGCGTCCTTGGCCACGAAGATGAGCGGGTACACGTCGCAGGCGGTGGCCGCAGACACGGCCGCGCCGCTGGACAGGTAGGCGGTCCCGGCGACGCCGGCCGCTTCCCAGGGCTCGAACAGCGGGGTCAGGATGATCCGGCACTCCTCGATGGAGCCGACCTCGCCGGGCAGGGCCTTGCCCGAGTTGGCGTACTGCGCCACGGGCAGGAAGCCGGAGATGCCCCGGATGTCGGAATCCAGGTCGGTGTGCCCCATGGCGAAGTAGGCTTCCTCGACCGGCTGGGTGGAGATGTTCTGGGTGGCGGCGATGATCTTGCTGATCTTCTGCGCCTTGGCGCGCTTGAAGGCGCGCACGATGCGCCGGAAGTCGCCGCGGGTGGGCGGGGAGTTGACCAGGGCACGGGAGGCCACGCCGTTGGCGTAGAAGACGTTCGTGCCCGCCTTGAGCACGTTGATGCGGATGACCTCGATGGTTTCGCGGGCCTGCTCACCGCAGAGGTCGGTCGCTTCCTGACCAACCGGGTCCTCGTGCAGGTCCTTGACCTTCTTGGTCAGGTTGACCGAATCGCCGAACAGCTCCAGCGTGGCCGTGTAGTCCACGCGGCGGAGCTTCTGGCCGGGGCCGGAGACGGCTTCGGCGAGGGGGGCGGTGGCGCGGGGGAGGTCCTGGTAGCGGCCCCAGACGCGCTGGTCGCCCATCTTGCGGGGCTGCGGATCGACGTAGCCGAACCGCTCGGTGACGGCGAGGTGCTGGTAGCGCTTGAGCAGCTTGCCCTTGGCGATACCCTGTCCGCGCGGGCTGATGTCCTGGAAGGTGGTGATGTTGTCGGCCATGACGCGCTCCTTGTGGGATGTTGATGTTCATCGTTGAACACCCTCGGCACTCGGAGGCTCTGCATGGCCTTCTGGTACACAGTGGGATGTGTGCTATATCTTCACAAAACCATGATTCTCCCTATGGTTTTGCACTTCGGGCACTTGATCTCGATGCTCGAACCCGGCGCGATCCGCCCCTTGAACAGCAGGCGGTTGCACCGCGGCTCCGTGCAGCGGACCTCGTATCCCTCTTCGACAGGGATCATCTTGTGCCGCGCGATGTCTTGCGTTGCCGCTTCCATGTTCTTCTCCGCGCCGCGCTAGGCGCTGGCGAACCCTTCTTCTTCTTCCGAGGCCGCGCCGATGGCATCGGCCGCCGCCGGACGCCGCCCCGGGCTCGCGCTGTGCCCGTGCAGGGCGCGCTGCCGCTCGATGTCCTTGCGCGCCTTGGCGTCGTGGTCCGCCGTCTTGGCCTTGGCCTTGGACTTGCGAAGACCATTGACAAAGGCGACCACGTCCTTGGGCGTGCGCAGGTTCTTGGCCATTCGCTGCACCGGTTCTGGCTGCGTCTTGATCCAGGCATCCATTTCCGCGCTCTGCGCGAGGGTCAGGGCCTCGGGGTCCTGCTTGGCCACGTCGAGCCAGAACCGGAGGTCTTCCAGTTCGGCCCGCATGGGGTTGACCACCTGATCCACGAACTGCTTCATGACGTGGCCGGTGATGATCTCGCCGCGCTCGGCAAGGTGGCCCACGTACTTGACCGCGGCCCGGCCGCCGGACAGGCGCAGGGCGTCGGAGATGCCCGGCATGTCTTCTTCCAGGGCCTTGAAGTCCAGTTCCTTGTCGCCGATGATGAACTTCTCATCCGGGATGGTGTCAGAGAAAAAGTCCAGGTACTCCTTGACCTCTTCCTTGGTCGCCCGCGGAGCCTCGGCCGAGGCGCCCTGCCGTCCGGGCTGGGCGGGGGGCTGCCCCGCCGTTCCGGGAGCAGCCGCGGCAGCGGGGGTGGCCTTCTCGCGGGCCTCGGCCTCGGCCAGAAGCGCTGCCACTGGGTCGGGCTCGGCGTCGGTTCCGCCCGCAGCCGCGGCAGCGGGGGCAGGCGCGGGGGCCTTGTCCTTGCCGTCTGCCTGGGCATCGCCCTTCTCGCCGGTCGCCACGCCTTCGGCCTCCCCTCCTTCCTGCGCGGTATCGTCCCCGTCCAGGTCGGCGAATCCGGCCTCCATCTCCTGGTCGATGTCCTGCTCTGCGACTGCCGCCGGGGCTTCCGCAGCCGCCGGGGTGGTGATGTCGTCGGGCATTGTCGTGTCTCCTGCCTTGGGTTCCGGTTAGCGGGTCTTCTGGTACACGCGCACGTAGTCCACGCGCATGGTGGCGTTCGAGTCGATGGCGTTGGTCGAGGCCCCGCCCTGGTAGACGTTCAGGTAGGGCTGCACGTAGAGGCGGCCCCCGGCGGTGGACCAGTCCATGGCCGTGGCCGCGCCGACCTGGGCGCCGTCGATGAAGAAGCTCAGCACGCCGTCGGTGCTCGTCTCGATCCGGTAGGTCCTGGCGGTGTTCGCGGCGATGGTCGCCCCGGTCGTGGCGTTCAGGTTGGCCACGCCGTCGGAGAAGGTCGCGTTGACATCGGTGTTGAACGTCGGGGCCGGGTTGGACCCACCGACGTGGAACAGCGCGAACCACCCGTTGCCGAGCGGGTTGGCCTGGGTGGCGTTGCCCATCAGGCCGATGGAGGCGGTCCCGTAGTTGGCCGGCAGCGTGGGGAAGGTCACCCGCGTCTCGAAGACCAGACCCTTGGAGATGTCCAGGGCCAGGTTGTCGTTCCAGTACATCGAGGCGCACTGGGCGCCGCTGGAGCCGTTGGTGTTCAACTGGGCGAAGCCGGGGGGAATGGAGCCGACCACCGTGGCGTTTCCGCCCGCGGTCGCGTTGCCGGTCCAGGACCCGCTGTAGCCGCCGCCGGTCGCGCCGCCCTGGAACAGGGTGCCGTTGGTCCCCAGGAACTCGTCGTAGAAGAAGACGGGCGCGGCCTCGAAGACACTCTCCCCGCCGACCTTGACCTGATCCTCCAGGATCACGTCCTTCTTGAAGGTCTGATCCTGCTGGAACGTCCACTCGCCGTTGATGGTGGTGTCACGGTTGTTGTCCACGGGCGCGGCCAGGGCGGGAAACGCGAAGGCCAGGAGCACCGCGAGGGCCAGGGCCGAAAAGGCGCAGGGGTTGAAACGGTTCATGCTCTTTTCTCCTCGATTTCTCTGTTCTTTTTCTCCACGTACTTTCCGGCCTCTTCGGGCAGGGCGAGCATCCGCTTGCAGGCCGCGATGAAGCCCAGCCGATATTCCACGCTCTTGGTCACGTCTTCGCCGCCCCGGACCGGCCTGGACTCCAGGGCCTCGCGCTCGCGCTCACGCAGCACTTCCACGGCCTTGAGCAGCACCTTGCCCGAGCCCGTCTCCAGGGCTCCTGACAGGTCGCGCAGGTTGAGCAGATGGTCCACGGCTAGGCACTCGAAAAGCTCCTTCCTCATTGCTGCACCGGCAAGCCCATGGGCTGTGGCACGGGGGCGCTCTTACCGAGGACGGTCTTGGCCAGCGAACCGGCGGCCTTGGCCCCTTCCAGCGCCATCCTGCGGCCGTGCTCCGCGTCCTTGGCGCTTTCGGCCATGGCCAGGGCCTCTGACTGGGCCTGCTGCTGCATGGCCAACTGCTGCGCCAGGGCCGCCTGCTTCTCCTTGGCCTCAACCTCCTTGTCCTGCTCGCTCTTCAGGAGCACGTCGGGGTCGAGGTCCACGGACTTGAAAATCTCGTCCAGCATCGGGCGCGGCTTGGCCTCGGCCAGGAGTTCCGGGTACTGCATGACCAGACCGAGCATCTGGATGAGCTTCTGCGTCCTGACGATGCGGGCCTGGAAGGAGGAGAAGCCGAGGGCCTTCAGAACGAAGTCGCCCTTGCCTGGGGCCTCCGGGTCGAGCATGTTGTAGCGCAGGAAGTCCGAGCCGATGGGCTCGACAAGGCCCTGGTCGTAGTTGCGGATGACGCTGCCCAGGTACTTGCCCGCGTTCTCCAGGAGTTGGGACAGCTCGTAGGCCGTGTCCGCGGACTTCTCCGGCCGGACCCCCTGGCTGATCTGCGGGATCATGCTGACCACATCGGCCATGCGCTCGAAGATGCGGATCACGTCCACATACCCCGCGCCCACGTCCTGGATGATGATCTGCTGCACGGCCTTGCGCGCGTCGTCGCACTCCTCGGCCACCTTCATGGTGCCGCCGGGCTTGATCTCCGGGTTGGCCTCGAAGAAGCGTTCCTTGAAGGCCAGGAGCACGTCGCCCGCCAGGCGCTTGTTGTCCTCGAAGCCGCGGATGGCCCCGTTCAGGACCGTCTGCACGTCTTCCAAATTATCGGCGATGCCGGTCCCGCCGGGCTCGTCCAAACGCTCTTCCCAGGCGGCGCGGTAGAGCGGCCGGTCTTCGGGCGTGGTGCGGGCGAAGCGGACGATCTGGCTCTTGACGACC